TAATGTAGCAGCTGGAGCAGATATAACAGATGCCCTATCTCAGATTAGTAGTTATTGTACTACTCTTGAGAATGAAGCTTTAGCTAGTTGGAAAACTTTAACTCCTATCAGCTATACCGGAGGTAACTCTGCTACTAATGGAACGGAAGGTAGATTGGCGGGTTGGATGTTTCAAGTTCCTACAGCAGCTTTTGGAGCTAATAAAGTACGCCTTAGTTTTCCTCCAATCGTGTATGCAGATGGGTGTACAGGTAACCCTGCTTCTTTTGATTATGTAGCTGGAGCAGAGATGGACATCTCTAGTGTAACAACTTGTATTACCAATACAGCTTCCCCCACACTAGACCATCCGGGGTCTACATTTAGCGTGGCACACGCAACCGCTCCTGGAATAATCGAGTACCACTCCAACATAAAAGGTTTTAGAAAGGGTCAGATGAACCCCTCATTCCCTCCAGATGCTAGTATATGGTGTAGTGACGGCAAGTATATTAATGCTATTGGTATAACTGAAAGAATGAACGTGGAGTCCATGTATGCTAGGTTTGGCTACGCTACCCATTCGCTACTAAACCAAGGGGTCTATTTCTACAACGAGACAGGGGGGTTCGACTCCTCATGGAAGTATCTACTGATAGCGTTAGGAATAGTAGGCTCTGTAAATGCTCCCCTGTCTGAGATTCCAATAGGTCAAGTAATAACAGTTGAAGCCTATTATTAATGTGGAACTGTGAGGGTACAGAAGCTATTAATCCAGTATCAAAGATAATTATCAAACTGAATATGGGTTTAGGATTTGATGTTTTATCTTATGATAAAAATTTTCCTTTCATTAAAGCAGATGACACACTAGACACATACCTTGCTAAATACGATATTAACAAGTGGGAAATAAGTAAAGAATTAGAGCCGAGACTAGGAGATACAATAATCATTGCTTACAAGAATAGAACAACTGGTCTATTACTTGGTGAAGCTGGCGTAAATGCGGGAACGATTATTAATAACAAATTACAAGTACCTTTGATGCGAGGCGGAATGTCTTCATTACAAGGCTTAGTAACAATGGCTGAGATATTACAAGCAGGTTACTGTTTAGAGTATATAGTTAGAGCGAAAGGATTTGATAGTTTTAAAGCAATTGAATCATCAAGAGAATTAGTCAGGGCACTACGCCCCCAATAAAAATACCTTTAACTAGGTTAAACAGAATTAATATATAAGGAGATAAACAATGCCGCAAGGATTTCCAAATAACCCAGCTGTAAATGACACAGCTTTATTAAACGGGTCACAATACGAATGGGATGGAGTAGCATGGCGCAAAACCGCTGCTTCTACAGCTACAGCTGACTTAACAGACTATGCCACCATCGTATCTTTAGCAACAGAAACTACTCGCGCAACAGCAGCTGAGGGTGTAAATGCTACAGATATAGCTACTATAACGGCAGCAATGTCAACAGATACGGAGCGTTTAGCTGCCGTAACAGCTTTGACTACAGCATATGATGCAGCAGACACAACTTTAGAGGGTTTACTAACGACTGCAATTGCAGGTAAAGTATCTAAGTCTGGTGACACGATGACTGGTAATTTGGGTATTGGCACTTCGTCGCCAACTTCTGGTTATAAACTTCATATTAAGGGTGATTCAGGTTTACACGCTAAGATGATGGTTGAGTCAACAACCGCTACGGGTCAAGCAGAGTTATACTTAACTGCTAACTCAGGAGGCGGCTCTCTGATTAATCTTGGTGATGAAAGCTCTTCTACCATAGGGCGTATCGCTTATTATCATACTGATAATGCTATGAGATTTGAGACTAATAGCTCAGAACGTATGCGTATCACCTCAGTAGGCAACGTGGGTATCGGGACAACAAGTCCTTCTGAGAGACTTCATATCAACTCCGGAACGGGAAATATAGGTGTTAAGATTGAAAGTACTGATGCTACAGCAGTAATCGCTTTCAAGGACAACTCTACCAGTGATGTTATCACTATGGGAGCAGAGGGAGATACCGCCGTATTCCATATAAATAACGTACTAGTTATGCGTATCGACTCAGCGGGGAACCTAACTGTCAAGGGAGATATAACTGCATTTGGCGCGATATAAGGAGTAATTTATGGCAATGCAAAATTCGGGGCCTATTAGGTTCTCAGAAATAAATGTCGAATTAGGTTTCTCTAGTACAGCTACATACTCAATGGGTAATAGTAATTCTAGAGGACTATGTGGTATAGCCTCTGGTGCTATGTCTATGAGTAGTTTTTATGGTAAGTCTAACGCTACAGAAGTAATTATTTCTTCTAATACAAATAACTTTGATATTGGTGCTGCTGTTATTGCAGCTGGCGGAGATAAAAATACTAATTGTAACTTAATTATTAATTCAGGTGTAACTGTAGGTTCTACATCTAGTGGAACTGCTGCTATGTTTACAGGCACAGGATGGGGTAGTGGAGTAACTATTGATATCGCTAATAATGGTTCTATAGTTGGCTCTTCTGGTAGTAGTACGGCTAGTCAGGGTGCAGGTGGTAATGGAGGCAAAGGATCTGATGCTAATGTCGGCAACTTCGGCAGCGGTAGTTCAGGAGCATCAGGCCCAGGTGCCTCTGCTACATCGGCTAATAATGGTGGTAGTGTATTTGAACACTCACAAAATGATTCCAATATGAACGTTACATTTAGTACAGCAGGAACAAGATCTCCAGGAGCAGGTGGTATTGCAACCGCATTAGGTTCAGGTGGTGGTGGTGGCGGCTCTAATGGTTCAGGTCCATTCGGCGGTGGTGGCGGTGGTGGCGGAGCAGGCTCACCTGGTGGCTCAGGTGGTGGCGGTGGTGCTGGGCCAAATCCGTTCTACGGTTTTGGAGGCCCAGGCTCAGGTGGTGGCGGTGGCTCTAGTACTTCTGGAGGAGGAGGCGGTAGCACAATGTTTGACCAAGGCGATGGTGGCGGAGGAGGCTTACCTGGTCAATCTGGTGCAGCTGGTGTCGGTGGTGGTTCTGGTGGTTCTGGTGGTTCAGCAGGTTCGCCATCTAGTGCATCAGGTTCAGCAGGCTCAGTACTATCAGGCAATACAGCTCAAATTAGTTAATTAAAGGAATATAATGAATTTACAAGCAAAAATGAAATCAGGGAGCAAATTCTCTGATGAGGATATACTAGAAGTAGTATTTAATTCAGATAATATACCTGTAGCAACAGTTGTTCATACTGTTAAGGTAGTATCAGGCCCAGCCGTAACACACGGTGGTGGTGGACTAGCAGGGGACTATTTACATTACAAATCGGTAGAAAGAGACGCCGATGCCAATGGTATTATTGATTACTCAGAAGTAGAGATGCGAGTAGTCCAAGAATCACAGGGTACTTCAGTTATTAAAGTTGTATGTGCTACAATAAGTCAAGCTGATGCAGATGATTTTAATACAGCTATATCTGAGTTCTCGGCTAGAGTAGAAGCTGCTGGTGTAACAGAAGAAACTCCAAATGGTACGGATGGTACATTTACGGAGGAAGCACCCACAGCCCCTGATTCAACCATACTAGAAACTGGTGAGATGTCTAATAAGTAACATTTACAAAAGGCCTTCGAAAGAGGGTCTTTGATAAATATTATGTCAGATATAAACGCCTTAAAATTAACAATAGTTACTAATAATGCGAATATTAGTAGTTTACAAACTGACGTTGCTAATAAAGCAGAAGTAGACTTAAGTAATGTAGGGACTTTACCAATAAGTATAGCTGATCAGTTACGTGGTCCAGCAGGGTACGGATTTGATATTGAAACCGTATTTAATTCTTTAGTAGAATTATTGAATGGATCTGTTACTTCAGGTAGATTCGGTCTAGTCGCGGGCATATTGCCCGAAAGTGACTCAGACTATGGAAAACTTTATCTTAGGGTAGGTACTTCGTGGCAATATATTACTGATATGTCTGTGGCTGGTGCAGCTGGAGTAGTTGGGCCTCAAGGGCCTCAAGGGGTAGATGGTAGTACTGGGGCTCAAGGATCTATAGGAAATACAGGGGCTGCGGGAGAAAGTGGTGCAGTATTTTTCAACAATACAGCAGAAGAAGGTCATTATTACCAAAGTGTTGGAGTTATCTATATGAGAGCGAACGGTACTTGGCGACAGATTTACCCTGCTGTATACTCAGATTAAAATAATAATATGGCACAAATTCAAACTACAACTAGTACCCCAAGCGTAAGCTTTACTAAGTCATTTGACCAAGGAGATGTTGCAACTTTGTCAGTAATTAATACTCTTATTGGGTATATGGAACAACTTAATGCTCATACACATACTGTAACGGATATAACTTATGAAGCATATGGAATTTCTTCGGGTTCAACTAGCTATACGGCTACAACAGGAACTCCCTCTACTTCATCTAGTGTGAGTAGTAAGGCTACCGGAGACTTGATTGATGATTCTGAAATAGATCAACTAGTTGCAGCTATCAATGCCTTAGCCTCACACTATCACGTAATTAACGACCAATCATCATGAAAAAATTTATATTTATTAAAAATTCTTCTAATGTATATGACTCTCAACTAGGAGTTATAGATACATTATCGGAGAAATATGGCCACGAGGAAATAAAAACTTGGGCTAAAATAGACTACTCCCTTCCCGTAAGAATTATAGGTAATAGTGCAACTATAAATTCAACAGTATTAGATAGATCTTTTAATATTGATGAAACACTTATATTAGGTTCCTTAGGAAGCTATGACATGGTCATGGTAGCAGCACTAATTTCTAGTGAAGGCGCTATTTCTGAAGAGACGTTATTTGATAACTTTACACATTATGGTATACAGTCAGATGGGCAAGCAATAAATCTAGCTACAGGTGAAAAAGTTGCAATCTCTGGGCATACTTGGTATGTAGTCAGTACTACTTTTAAAGTAGATACTATATTCTATATGGTAATAAATAATAATATTGCTAATATTGTGGAAGTTAAACTAGATACTATGATGGAGGGTGTTGGAATACCTCATGAGTATGTCCCAGTATGTACTAAGTGTGGAACATTAAAGCATACTATATTTAAGCCAGTATTCTCTACAGGTAAAATGATTAATGGTAAAACATTATATGTTAATTCAGATACCCTTACAATAGAACTAACTACTGAAGAACCTATAGATATAACTGTAGAAGTAGATACTAATATGCAGTTTACTAAGACTGGTTTAACTTATACATTTAACATAGAAAGTACTCACAATTTTATTGAGTTTAGTATCCCTAACCCAGTATTTGAGTATTTTAGCAAAGAGGAAGAATTATCTTTCCAATATGAGGTAACTAAATATGGCTGATGAGAACACAACGAATAGTGGCGGAGACTCTATAGGAGTAACTAGAGATGAAGGAGACATAGTATCTAGCACTGAGATGAAACAAATTATTACAGCAATGAAAACTGTATTAGATCATACACATATTTTTTATGATGACTATAGTAGAAATTGTGATTGTAATTGTAACTGCACCAGGGGAACTTGGGGTTAATTAGGAGATAGAAGTGGCGAGAGAGATACAAGAAATTAGGGCGATTGGACCCTCAGAGAAATCTATAACTGTAGCAGAAGCGGTAAAGCTGGGGTTATTTAATAAACTAAATAAAATAAATATATTATTAACTAATAAGTGCAACTTACGTTGTAATTATTGTTATGAGCAACATAAAAAAGATTTTGGAACAGTAACAGTAGAGAAAGTTAAAAAGGTATTTGACTTCCTTAGATCTATTGGTAATACTGATGTACCAAAAGATATTCAGTTCTTCGGTGGAGAACCCATGTTAAGAAAGGATGTCATATTAGACTTCTTAAAAGAACATGAAGATGAGTTGCGTGAGCACTCAAGCGAAATTAAAGTTAATATGGTTACTAATGGTACTTTATTAACACAAGAATTTGTAGACGAATATGAAAGTTATGGCTTTACTCTTGTATGTTTTTCTCTAGACACTCTAGATGAAGATATGGACGAGAGAGGAGTTGATACAGAAGAATTATACGATACAATTGCAAATATGTTTTCAAAAGAATTCAAATTGCAAGGTAGACTAGGTATTCGATGTACTATGAATCCAAAAAATGTTTTAGATTTAGATGACTTTGTAGATAGGTTATATGCTGTAGATGTACGAAATATGATTGTACACCCACTTACTTATAGTGCTACAGATGGGCTGGTGGAATGGTCTAAGGAAGCATGGGAATCGGTATACGGCGCACTACGAAAGATTTATAAGAAGTATCCTGACTTTGATATTGAGTTTGCAGAGGGAGTAGGGCACAAAGGTGGCTCCAATTGCATGATAGCATCAGATATGATGGCATTAGATGGATCAGGGGAATATACAGGGTGCTACTTCTTTACTAATAATAAAGTAGAAGCAGCTAATACTGTATTAGGTAACATATTCGATGATAAAATCTATATTGACAACTATAAGTACTGGTTTAAAACTTATGAAGAGTCTTTTAATAACCCAGTATGCCAATCATGTAATATTCAAGGGTTATGTTATTCATGCCCAGCAGGTAATTTAACAGTATTTGGTGAACCTTACAGTAACTACAAGGCTTGTTCTCAAATTACACAATTTCACGTTGATTTACGTGCTTTCCAGAATGAGGCAGTATTTGAAGCCTTAGTAGAAAGAGTAGCAGGGGAACTAAATGGCGACACAATTTCCGCTAGACTACTACAATTAGCACATAAATGGACTACTAATCATGTGTGGAAATTAGAAGAAATTAGAAAAGGTGATGTACCTTCGTTCAATGAGGGATTATTAGTTTTAGAAGAGGCTGTGACAGGCAAGAGAACTAAATCTCCTGAATCTATACTACATATATACAATGAGTTAAGAAGGCATAAAGATGGTAGATGGCTACCACCTGAGTTAAGTGAAGTAACCCCCGGGTTCAAGGCTCAAGTAGTATATGTTGTCTCTGCTTTAGATATGATTATATTTAATAAGGTGTCTAGCGTCAATGAAAATAATACTGATATTGACTATAGTGACTATGTACACTAAATGGTCAGTGATTTAGTAATATATCCCGGTACACAATGTAATTTTAATTGTACATACTGTGATCGGGACTATATTAAAGAGGTACACGGATATCAGAAGCTAACAACTGAAGATTTACCCGATATCTTTAACCTTATAGAATCATTAGATTATGATTTTAAAATGCTCTCATTTCATGGTGGGGAGCCTTTTGTATTTACCAAACTTATTGATAAAATAATTACTTGGACAGAAGAAAATAAGCCATTCAAGCATTACTACTTCCAAACTAATGGCAGTTTGATACTTAACAACAAAGAATTTATAACAAAATGGAAAGATAAGATAATAATTAGTATATCTTATGACTTCAACAAGCAAGAAGATAATAGAACTGGATTTGATATGGAAGAATCCTTGGAGTTCTTAAAATCGATTGGTGTACCTGCTAAATTACAGTCAGTAGTACCAATGGATGGAAGTTTCTTTGATTCTGATACGATACATAAAATATTAAGATGGAAAGAAAGAAATCTTGTTTACAGACTTGGATTTGTTCCCTTAAAGTACATACGCTCTGTGGAAGAGTACAAGATTCTACTTGATGATATGTCAGAGGAATATATTACAGCTTTCTTTTATAATATAGAATTTCATTTGGATGGGGTAGATGATTTCACAGAGGATTCATTTAAAGATTACTCAGATCCAGTAGAGTTAATTGTGTCTCCCGATGGATACATGTATTCCGAGTTTGACTTTCTTGATTACCGTCAAGAGCATTTAAGATTTGGAAAATGGAGAGACGGTGTAGAAATATATAAGGATGTTCCATTTAAAATGATGGATGAGTGTAAAGAATGTACCGCAAAGAATATATGTGGGCTAAAGTACGCTAGACAAGAATTTGACTTAGGGTTTAAGACTTTTAACTGCAGAACCTTTTTAACTTTGCAACAAATGACTTTTAAACATATAACTAAGCTAAGAGAGAGGAGTTTGTTAGAACATGTGGGAATTTAAAGAAAGATTTATGATGCACGATGCCTTGGTAAACATTGGCAACGAGTTAGCATTTACACTACTACATGAGTATAAGTGTAATGCTGGGTGCAAAGACTGTAGAATAGTAATTGACGGATGGCCTAAGAAGGCAGACCTCAATAAAATAAAAATACCTACAGACGACATATTCAATGTCGCTTCTTACTTTAATATGCTGTGTTCATATGATGACTTAACTTATATCAAGCAGGCTCCTCACTTGTTTGAATGGATGAAAGCACACGAGAAGAAATTCTACAATAGTAGTTTGACGGATCGTGCTATATGGCAACAATTTGATATACTAATGAATGAGATTGACTTTATAGGTATAGAAGACCTATCTTTGTTTGATCATTTTATAGTAAATCCTAAATTGGAAAGAACTCAATTCAAAGGAATGGAGATTCTAGACGTAATAAAGCTTCTTAGAGAAAAGTACACTATTAATCGTATTAAAATTATGATTACAGACGAGAATTTTGCTTGTGACCCTAAAGTTACAGAAGTATTTGAATATACTCAAGAGCAAGGTATGGAGATGATGTTTATAGGTAATTTTCTAAGACCCGATGACAGTATATTCCATAGACTTATAGCCAAGAACTTTCAACATTTTAGTTTTTATGAACACGATCCATCTTTACACTACTTTATTAAAGAGGGTAGAATGTGGAAGACAAACGCTTGTGGACTTTATTTACAAAATGATAGAATAGATACAAACGGAGTAGGTACTGGATTTTATGATATAAAAGACTGGGACCCTGTAGAGTTTTTATCTGTACTAATGCAAAGTAAGAAAGATAATTATACTAAAGAAGCCAGAAGTAAGATACCTTATTTTGTAGATATATCAGAAAGTTTAATAGTAAATCACGATTTCAATTTTATACCGGGTATTTTACTAGCTCCGTATACTGTGTATGCTAAAAGGCTTATAGAGGAAGAAGGATTTGTAAGAACAGACTATGGATTACTTAAAAGAGACGGGAAGGTTGTAAAACCACTAATGGAATGGACAGATTTAGACTAAATACTGAGATTGACTTATACCAAGGTCAGGATGGTACACTATATAATGCTGATAATGAGCAGTTAACATTTATTCGTGCGTTAGATATTGGTACAACACCTAAGAGCTTTAAGAAGGTACTTAAGCCTAAGAAACTAAAAATTGTTTTAGGCAATAAATGTAATCTTTCTTGTTCTTATTGTTTACAAGATGCTTTAAGTGAGAGGGATACTTTTGGTAATCAAGTACATACTTTATTAAGCAAATTAGATTTATCTGTAGTTGAAAAAATAGAATTATGGGGTGGAGAGCCTCTAATGTACTGGCACTATATTAAACAAATTATAGATGAGGTAGATAGAGAAGATATTAATTGGTCAATTATTTCAAATGGTTCACTATTAAAAGAGAGACATTTGAAATATTTGGAACAAGTGAAGGGTAGTGTATCAATTACTATCAGTCATGACGGTCCCGGACAAGAAGAGCTACGCGGAGAGGACATACTTCCTACTAAGGGAGGGTTACTCAAAGAGTTAGCTACTTTTACAAAGATGAGTTTTAACTCAATAGTAACAAATCAAAATTATAATTTATTTGCTATTGAAGATTATTTAGGTTCATATGGATTTTATCATAACTATGAACTTGGAGAAGCCTATGATTACCACGGAATTAAATACGTGGTACAAGGAGAAAACTTACAAAAATATGATAAAATATTAAGAGCCTACTTAAAAGAATCTGAGAGACCTAATAGTTTTGGTCAAGATGTTGAGTCTCAAATACGGTTCTCTATGGATCCTTATAAAGTACCTACCTGGTCAAGGTGTGGTATAGATCAAGAGGAGCAACTGACAGTAGATTTGGAAGGTAATATAAAACCTTGCCAAAACGTAGGTAAAGAATATATTAGTGGCAGTATAGACGATATTGAAAATGTCAGTCTACAGAACGTCACTTTTGGGGGAACTAATAGGTGTAAAACTTGTGAAGTCCAAACACTATGTCAAGGAGGGTGTCCTTATAATACTCCAGACATTAATTTATTCAATGTTAATTGTAGTATCAACTATGTACATTATAAGGCTATACAAGATACTGCATACAAAACTCTATTCCAGGAGACATAAATGGCAACATTAAAAGGAACAAACTTTACAGGAAATATTGGAGAATCTGGTGGTAATTATACCGCTACATTCTATGCTTTCGCAGGAACTGCTTCAAGTGCAAAATATGCGGATTTAGCAGAAAAATATAAAGCTGATAAAGAGTATGAAGTAGGCACCGTAGTTATACTTGGTGGTACTGAAGAAATAACGGAGTCACGTTCTCCTAATGATTTTAGAGTAATGGGCGTAGTGTCAGATAGACCAGCCTATACTATGAACAGTGACTTAGAAGGAGGTACTATAGTAGCTCTAAGAGGAAGAATCAGGTGTAAAGTTATAGGAAAGGTAAGAAAAGGAGACCTATTGGTTACTTCTTCTATTGCTGGAGTAGCAGAAGCAGATTTAATGGCTAGCGCAACTACATTAGTTGGTAAAGCTATAGAAGAGTATGATGGAGACGAGGTAGGAACAATAGAAATTTTAGTATAGGTAGGTAAAAATTTTACTTGACTTTATTATACCTACGTGGTATAATATATATATTAAAAATTGTTCCAATGTCAGCCCCGCAGGGTTGATTCTTATTTAATTTAAGTGTTAGGAGATTATCAATGGCAAGAAGACCATTCATCGATGGTGCAGGTGCATCTACGACCCCAAATAAGCTAAAAAAGTATAAGTTATCTAAAGAAGGTGGCTTAGTAGAAGTTGTAGGGTTATCTACCCTCTCGAATACAGAAATAGGACTATCAGGTAATAAATCTGATGTAAGGAATATTGAAGATCTACAACGTAATGATACTGTTTTAGTACGAAATATCAAAGAAGTACAGGATTTATTAACAACCGAATCTGGTACCCGTAGTACATCTGATACTACACTTCAAAATAATATCGATGCAGAAGAAACTGCACGTATATCTGCAGTTAATACTGTATCTTCTAATTTAACGTCCGAAGAATCTTCACGTACTATCGCTGATAGTGGGTTAGATGCTCGTGTCTCTACTTTAGAAACTGCCCCTACTTATGCACCATTAGTTAGTTCTGCTACAGTACCTCTTAGTCCTAATGCAGGCGATCAGTGGTATAATACAGATACTAATGTTCTATATATTTATTTACATGATGGAGATTCATCACAGTGGATAGACATTAGTACGGATACATTGATGGCAGATTATGTTGCTTCATCAACCTATACTAGTGAGCAGGCTGCTCAAGACACTTTAATTAGTAATACGTTAGCTGCCGTATCTAGTAATGATACTGATATCACTAGTTTACAGTCTGGCAAAGCCAACGCTGATATGACTAATGTAGGTACTTTACCTGCTAGCGTTGTCGCTCAATTAAAAGGTGACACAGGAAATACAGGTGCTGCAGGTAGTAATGGTACTAATGGAGCACCTGGTAGTAATGGTAGCGACGGAGCTACCGGAAGTCAAGGAGCAACAGGAGCGGATGGACCAGGGTTTTCTTCAGGAACTGCAATGGTGTTTTATCAAGCATCGGCCCCTACAGGATGGACAAAAAGTACGGCACACGACAATAAAGCTCTGAGAGTTGTTAGTGGCTCAGGCGGCGGTTCAGGTGGTTCATGGCCATTAAGCTCGGGAGATACATCCTCAAGTGGAGGCTCTCACACGCACAGTACCCCAAGTCACTCTCACTCGCATTCATTAAGTGCAGGATCTCATACATTGAGTACAGCAGAGATGCCTAGTCACGACCACAACTTAAAAAGGCAGAACGGTGAATATTATAGTTTTTACGGTGTTCAGCAGTCTAATAAGTGGGATAGCGTAAATTGGGATGGCGGTGTCACGCAAACAACAGGTGGTGGCGGCTCTCACTCTCACTCATTATCAGGCTCAATTACTTCAGGTGGTTCAGGTACTTCAGGATCAGCAGGTGCGCATACGCACACAATCTCTGCTCCTCAGTATATTGATGTAATTGTTTGCACTAAAGACTAGTGGCACTAGAAGTTGAAATTACCTGCCCTCTTGGTAGTGAATGTGAAACTACTAAAGATAACAAAATACTGAGATGTGCTTGGTATACAAAGATTGTTGGGATGGATGCTAATACGGGCAAAGAAGTAGATGAATGGTCTTGTGCTATTGCCTGGATGCCTAGATTACAAATAGAGATGTCAAGTACCAACAGAGGTCAAACTCAAGCACTAGAAAGTTTTAGGAATGAAACTATTAGAGGACAAGAGGAATTCAATAATCTTGTTAAAAAAAGAAATAAATTATTAGGAGAACACTGATGGATGTGTGTATTATAAAAGAAGATAGAGTAGTTGCGATTGACGGGGAAGGGATAAATTTTGATTTTGATTTACCTTCTAACGTATGGGCGATTCAGTGGAACGGCTCAACTGGTGAAATCGAGTTCAATGATGGCACAGCTAACCAAGAAATTAACGACTTTGCAGAGTTTCAATATTTAGTTGATGCTCACGCTACCGAGAAGTCTAGACTAGCGGGTGTAGCCACTCAAGAGGCTTTAGATGCTGAAGCTGCCATGACTTACTCAGAAAAGCGTAAAGCTGAATATGACCAATTAAATCAATTTGAGTTAATCAGTGATGATTCTATCAATGGTACTACAACACATAAAGACGCTATCTTAGCTATCAAAGCTAAGTTTCCGAAGTAGTACATATATTAATTAAGAAGGAGAATAAACAATGCCTCAAGGATTTCCAAATAGCCCATCAGTAAACAATACAGTTATACTACGTGGGATGACATACAAATTTAATGGAGTAGCTTGGGATAAAGTTGCCGGAGCTGTTTCAACTGAAATACCATTTGCAACTCAAGTAGACTTAGATTCTGCGGTTGCTGTTTCAAGTACGCAATCTAATGATATTGCTACGTTGAATACTAATGTAGCTGATATGAATACTGTTATGTCAACAGACACAGAACGATTAAATGCTGTAGCAGCTTTGACAACTGCATATGATGCAGCTGATGCTACTTTAAACAGTACTTTAACAACAGCAATTGGAACAAAAGCCAATGCTGATATGACTAATGTAGGTACCCTACCTTCTAGTGTAGTGACACAATTAAAAGGCGACACTGGAAATACAGGTTCTCAAGGGCCTATAGGAAATACAGGTTCTCAAGGAGCTACTGGAAGTACAGGTTCTCAAGGGCCTATAGGAAATACGGGGAGTACGGGAGCTCAAGGAGCTGCAGGAAGTAACGGAGCTACAGGACCGGGCACTTTCTCTTTATCTGGAACAACCTTAACAATAACTTCTTAACATGGCTAAGATACATATTAGTGGCGGAGATCACGTTAATGGAGACGGATCCATACGGAATGTAACCCATAATGGCTCTACTGTAGAAACTATAGTAGTAGACGGCGTTACTGTATGGAATAAGCCCGTAGATGGAGTTTTTTCTGGCTGGTCAGGCTGGAGTGCTTGTACTGTAGATTGTGGTGGAGGTACTCAAAACCGCACTAGAAACTGTGGTGGTACAAATCATGGAGGTTACGACTGCTCAGGCTCTACTTCAGAGTCTCAGGGTTGTAATACTCAAAGTTGTGCTCTATATGTAACAGCGTCAGGGGGGTCTATTTCAACATCAGGTGACTATAGAACACACACCTTTACAGGCTCAGGCTCATTTAATATTTCTGTAGCAGGCAATGCAGCAGGTTCTAATTCTATTGAATACCTTGTTGTCGGTGGTGGTGGTTACAGACAGCCTGGCAGATATGATGCAACAGGAGCAGGTGGAGGTGGAGCAGCTACTTCAGGAACAACAACTAATTTCTCTGCTACATCTTATAATATTACAGTGGGTGGTACAGGTTCAAACTCTTCTGCTTTGGGAATAACAGGCAATAAAGGAAATAATGGCATCGGCAGAGATTCTGGAGGATCTTCCGGTAATGGCAATAGCGGTGGCGCTGCCTATGGTGGTGGTGGAGGCTGTGGCGGGGGCGGTGGTAATAGTTCTACTATGGGCGGTTGTTATGGTTACCCCACAACTAGAGGTGGTAATGGAGGATCAGGTTGTTCTACTATTTTAGGTACTAAAGGCGGCGGAGGCGGCGGAGGCGGACACAAATGTGGCGCAGGTGGTTCAGGTGGTTCAGGCGGCGGTGGTAATGGTTGTGCTACAGGATGGAAAGGCGGCTGTGGACCAGGCTCAGGCGCTGTTAACTCAGGTGGTGGTGGCGGTGGCTCTAACGGTTCCTCAACTACTTACAATGGTGGTTCAGGCGTTGTGGCTCTTAGATATAAATATCAATAGGATTAAATATGGCACATTTTGCAGAATTAGATAAAAATAACATAGTAATCCAAGTAATTGTGGTTAATAATAAAGATATTAATGAAAGCGCTGAAGAAGAAACAGGGATTAAGTTTTGTAAAGACTTATTCGGAAGTGATACTATTTGGAAGCAGACCTCTTATAGTACTACATTTAGATCCAGGTTTGCAGCTATAGGTGGTACGTATGACCCTATAGCAGATGAATTTGTAGATGCAGAGCCCAATCCTTCTTGGAATTTAGATGAGAGTAACGAATGGCAACCGCCTACTCCTAAACCTGAAGATGGCCATTATTATGATTGGGATGAGAGTAATCTTAGTTGGTTTATAATAAGGGAACGAGAAGCTGCTATTCTTGTCGCAGTTGATGGAGAGATAGTAAATTCGTAGTATAAAAGGGGATTAAATATGGATGCTAAGTTAAGTATTGTTTCAAACACTTGGATTAAACAGATGGAGTTTAATGGTAAGGAGGATGTTATGCTTGGACATAAGCATAAATTTGACCACCAAACTCTTTTATCTGTTGGAAAGTTTGAAGTTCGTATAGAGCATAAAGACAAAGATGAAGCAGACCCGGATACTTGGAATTTAGAAGATATTGTGACCGAGTATGAAGCTCCTATTATTATTTACATAAAAAAAGGTAGAAGACACTCTATTAAGTGTTTATCAGACTATGGATTAGGATATTGTATTCATCCTATTAGAGACGGGGATGCAGTAGAAGATATTGTTGATCCTGAGTCTATGCCTTTAATAAGCAACCATAATCCAAGGTCATTGCTCGAAGAAGGGGAGGATGAGGTTGAGTAAGGAGGTTAGATTTGACTCTTACCCACATTTTATCTCAGAGGATGAAAGGCTACTTTTAGTTGATTGGATTAATAGCGGTATAAAAGAAAGTGTACTTACTAATGGCAAGCATAGGAGATTAGATAAGAATTTAAAGGAGACTGGAGAATTAATAGATGTAACAACAAGGGTTACAACAAGGACTAATGAGAGCGTTATCTCTTTTCCACAGGTTGCTTTTGATATTCAAAAAAGGATAATAAATAACTTCTCTTTTACAAAAGGCTGTTTTATTGAAACATTTACTAACTTAAGCAATAATGGTATGATAGCGATTGCTACACACAAAGATGGTAATTCATATAAACATATAGACCCAAAAACGGGTAGTCTTCATGCTATTAGATTTAATGTGTTAGTACAAAAGTCTGAAGAAGGCGGGGACCTCTTTATAGAAGGTGTTAGACGAGATATTAAAGAGCGTGAACTTCACGTTTACATGGCAACTAAACACTTACACTGGGTTACAAAGGTTAAAGGTAACAAGTCAAGGTATATGTGGTCATTTGGTTTTCACGTTCCTAAAAAAGATTGGTTTGATTACACTATAAAGAAAATATAATGAATGAAGAAATAATCTATTATGCATATCGTAATTCAGCCGACCAAGAACACGGTTTAATATATGGAAGAGAGCCATCTTCCGCAAACAAAGATTTTATAGCATCTTTAGATGTATCAGAGAGGGTTAGATTTTTACGTTGTCCTGCTTATCAAGACTCTGTTAGAAATCTATACAACGTGTCAAGTCAGTTTGATATGGATTTAGAGGTTAGGAATGATTCGATAGGTTCGGATGTCTTAGAACAACAATTCTTTGATAACTATTTGACTGATCATTCGCCGGAAGATAGGCTATATGGACTTCGTCAAAATATAATATTTATTGCTGATAGTGACTCTTTGGAGATAACACAGAAACACCCCTCTTTAGTTGACACCTCTTGGTGTAGAGACGTTATGGTTATTCATGCTAAAATAGATATAGGAAAATATTTTAGAATGTTAGAGTGTCCTTTTAAAATAAGAAAAGGCGTAAATAAGATTTCTTTACAAGAGGGAGAGCCCTTATACTCAATAGAAGTACATACTGAAAATAAAGTAAAATTTGTTCCTTTTTATTGGTCATCGGATTTTGAGCATTTAGTTCTAAATATGAGGTTTTTAGGGGAATCAACACATAAATGGAAACCACTAAAATTTTATTATGATGTTATTAAAAAGAAAAATATTAAGAAACTTATAATGAGAGAGATTACGAAAAATATTATGGTTTAGAGATAGACGAAAAAGGTATGCCAATAGAAGCATATCAGTGGAACGAAGAATTAATTAATTGGGTATTATTACCCGAACAAGGAGAGTAAACAATGCCTGAACAAGGATTCCCCAATAACCCGGCTGTAAATGATACAACCATTCTTAATGGAATGACATATAAATTCAATGGGTCAGCTTGGGATAAAGTTGCTGGAGCTGTTTCAACAGAAATTCCATTTGCAACTCAAGTAGACTTAGATGCTGCTGTTGC